GCCTTTGAAATGTACTTCCGAAATGAAGTGCTTCCAAGGCATACTAACGCTGAATTTTTCAGCGGATGGTTGGACAACTTACGGCATCTTGAAACACAACTTCTTGTCTCTCCAAGAGGCGGTTACCCTGTCGAAGGTAAGAGGAATGTCTGGTCTGATGGTACAGAGGCGTGGTATAATATTCGCTTCCCGAAAAATGCTAAAGCCGAACCCTACTGGCGGGATCGAGAACTTGGGTTCCTGCTTGAGAAGCATTGGCTTGGTGTGGGGACAACTTGGTGGAATTGGACCGCCCGGGAGTCTGTTGGCTGCGGTTTCGATTTTGACGAGATCACCAGCCACGCACCAGGTACCGGAGTTAATGATGAACAGCTTGAAAAAATTCGGGAGCGAGCTTGTCAGCTTGATTATGTTGAGGTGATCCGCTCGACGGGCGGTAAGGGTTTGCATATTTATGTCTGGTTTGAGGCCGGCCAGCGGCCTGAGACGCAGAACCACGGAGAACATGCCGCTGTTGCTCGTGCCATGCTGGGTAAGCTCAGCACGGATGCTGGCTTTGATTTTGGCAGTCATTTGGATGTTTGCGGTGGAAATATGTGGGTCGCCCACCAGAAAATGTTTAGTACAAGAGGACTGGAGTGTATAAAAAAAGCCACACGGATGTTGACTCAAAGCGACGTTCCCCCTAACTGGCGGGACCATTTAGACGTAATTGGGGGGAAGTCCACACGAGTCCGGGTTGTTGGCGTCACAGACGAAGGTACTGAGGTTGATGAACAAAATCCACTTACAGAGTTGACCACCTCGCACCCGAAGGTTTCATTGGACGAGGTGCATAAGAGGATTATTGCGGACCTTGAGATGACTGACTTTCCGTGTGTCTGGGTGCCAGACCATAATCTTCTGCAAACGCATACGCGGGCGTTAAAGCAAGTTCACGATCAGTGGGCTGAACAAGGTCACCCAATGCGAGGTTTCTTTGACACATTGTCACCTGGCACAGACACAGAAAAACCAAACGCCTTCTTAATACCAAAAGCTGGTGGATCATTTATTGTCTTCCGATTTGGTAAGGGGACAGTTGAGCATGACTTATGGAGCCAAGACCGTCAAGGCTGGACACGGTGCAACTACAACAAGCAGCCTAACTTGGCAGAGGCATCAGTTGCGCTATCCGGGGCTGAACTAGAAAACAACAAAGGCTTTCATTTTGAGTCTGTCGACAGCGCAAAGGCGGTAGTCGAGGCCCTCGGGTCAAAACTCCTGCTTCCTACTGATAATGACTACAACAAACGATCTGCCACCTTGAGACAAAATAAGGATGGCAGGCTAGTTGTAGAAATCGACCAGCGTGACACAGACACGGGATTTGATAGTTGGGACGGGCAAAAGAAAAAGAAGTGGATTAAAGTCTTCAATATCGCGGTTGACATAGATGGTGAAGAGGAGGATTACACCCGCTTTGATACAATTGTCCGGTCTTGTCGCTCGCCCTCCAATGCTGATGCCGGCTGGCGCATTTGTGTTAACAGCGGCGGATGGATCAAGCATCCGCGAGAAAATGTAACCAGTGTACTAAGTTTAATAACCCCTCCTGATGTGCCCCCAGCAAAGATCATGGGGAGTGCAATCTTGAATCAATGGCTTTTGGTTTGTAAACCCTTTCACGAAGAACACCCCGGGGGACGCCAGTGGAATCTCGGCGCCCCTCAATTTATCTACAAGCCTGTTAACCTCGATGACGACGAGCAACCTTATCATCCCCACTGGGACAAGGTTATGGGTCACTGCGGCGAAGATTTGGACGGGATTATACGAGACCTAATATGGTGCCGTAACTGGGGAATTTTCAACGGCAAGGATTACTTGACAGCGTGGGTATCCTGTCTCATCCGGGAACCCTTCGAGCCTCTGCCGTACCTTTTCATGTATGGCCCACAAAACTCAGGTAAATCAATTTTCCATGAAGCCATCAACCTGCTCGTTACGGGCGGCGTTGTTAAAGCTGATCGCGCTCTCACCAGTTCCAATGACTTCAATGGCGAGCTTGCTAATGCGGTGCTGGGCGTGGTGGACGAAGTCAACATTGCTCATGCTGGTCCGACTGTCTACAACAAAATTAAGGAGTGGACAACCAGCCAATATATCAGCATCCATGCGAAGTACCAGCAAGTTTACCAACAGCGAAATTGTTTGCACTTTGTTCAGACTGCAAATTACCGGGATAGCTGCCCCATTTTTCCCGGGGACACCCGGATCACGGCGGCGTATGTCGGGCCACTGCTCGAAGAGATTCCCAAGCCAATTTTGGTTCGTGCATTGGAAGAAGAAGCCCCACATTTCATGGCTACCTTAATGGGAATGTCACTCCCTACTTCTGACACACGTCTTCGATTGCCGATTCTTGAAACTGCGGGAAAGGAACAAGCAGCCGAGTCTAACCGAAATCCACTGGAAGAGTTTATTGCCGAGGTGGCTCATTATGTTGTGGGCGAGAAAATTTTGTTCAAGGACTTCTGCGCCAGTTTTACTGGATCATTGTCAGCTTTTGAACAAGCAAGCTGGACAAGGCAAAAGGTTCGTCAGAACATTCCGGACCAGTTTCCAGTAGGGCTTAGCACCCACGGGCAACTTTATATTGGGAATCTTAGCCTCACACCAAAGGATGTTCCACCCGGTACCAAGAAGTACATCGCTAAAGGACGCTCCATTAGCTTAGAGGATTAACATGTACAAGATAATTATTTGTCGTAGTACGGGGGCGGCGGGATCGGTAATCCTAACTCGGACTCTTGCAGTCTTGTACGAAGAAGAAATTCCCAGTGATATTGATGAAATCGTCAAGGAGTTTGGCGGTGACTTCTATGATGTTGTTCCCGAAGACGAGGAAGACAATGAGTAAGCTTGAGTTTGTTACTGGCGATGTTAACAGCACTGAGCGTGGTTCAGGCGCACGCGCCAACAAAGGCAAAGTATCCTTTTCACTTATTCCGTGGCATGTTCTTGCTGGAACAGCCCGTGTTTTCATGGGCGGCAAGCTAAAGTATGCTAGTTGGAACTGGGCAAAAGGAATGGAGTGGAGTACCTGTGTTGACTGTCTTCTTCGGCACTTTATCAAATGGTGGTTTCTCCGAGAAGATATTGATACTGAATCAGGTGAACATCACCTAGACCACATGCTCTGCAACCTGATGATGTTACGACATTATGTTGTCGCGTATAAAGAAGGTGATGATCGTCCCGGCGGTGATTTGACAGGTTTCCCTGACTCCATGGATGATTTCACCAAGCCATTTGATATGGATGACTTTCTGGAGCGAAACCCAGAGATTAAGGCAAAAATTGAAAGGGGACAATAACATGAAGCCCGACCCCAGTGTGTTACGCCGCTTTGTCACAGGCGCTCTTTTTGATTTTCTAGGGTACTTAAGCGAGTTGAGTGACCCTATTATTGTCGGAGGTCACTATTCCAAGGATGATTTAATTCGTGCATTCCTGACATGGCGCAAAAACGCCATATCAATCCGGCGGATGCCAACGGCGCTGGCTGGGTCATTGCCTGCGGATTAGGCGCGCTGTCGGGAGATGAAGACTAGAAGTGGAGACACAGCGCATGGTACAATACGATTGGAATGAAGTTGATTACATTGGGCCCAACAACAACAACCCGCCACAACTATGGGCGTAGTCAGGGGACGAAGACCTCCTAGAGGCAGCGGAACCCTTGTTTCGCATCGCCGGGCGAGAGTTGGCGAGCATGCTCCGAGGACAGCGTAGGGCTCCAACAGACAGAGGTAGAAATGCCAGCACCAAGTAGCTTACTGAACCTAAATGGCAACATGCTTGCGGCTATTGATGTGGAAACAACCGGGCGGGTTGCGGGGTACCATGAGATTGTTCAAATCGCTGTTGTGCCTTTAACAAGTTCTATTGATCCGGTACCCGATGTGAATCCATTCTACATGAACATTGCCCCGGCCCACCCTGATCGGTGTGAGTCCGGAGCCCAGAGGGTTCATGGACTGGACATAGCTGAATTGGTGAACAACTGCCCGGATGCTTGGAAGGTTGCAGATTTATTCGATGAGTGGTTTCAAGCACTCAACTTACCTTTTAAGAAGAACTTGATTCCGATGGCCCATAACTGGGCTTTTGAGCGTGGCTTCCTAACGCACTGGCTTGGTATTGAATCCTTCAACCAATTCTTCCATTTCCATCCGCGTGACTCCATGTTGTTTGCATTAAGCATCAACGATGCAGCAAACTTTCATGGTTACGAGACACCCTTTCCGTATGTTAGTCTCGGAGCTATGTGTAAGCGGTATGGAATCGAACTCGCCCACGCTCACGACGCGTTGAATGATTCTATCGCAGAAGCGAAACTGTACAAAACAATGCTTTCGTCATTTGGAAGCCGTTAAGCCGGCGCGTAAAAATCGCTGCAACGTGCGTAGCTGCCGCTCCGGCCGCTCCCCGAGGATGTTTTTCTTTTGAGAAAACAGATGAAACTTTGCAACAATGATATCTTTCAGATTATCCACGGCGGCTGCCGATGACTCACCGGAGGCCGAGATATCGGTGACGACAAGCGAAGCCAAGTACACGCCGTTGGTTGGCCGCACGACGGCGAGAAGCGGGCGGAGAACGCGCAGCGAATAACCAGGAAGCACTGTAAGCGCTGTGAATAGCACAGTGTTATGTGCCCAAAAACCACTCTGCGGTGTTCTGGCATCCATGGTTGGTAACTCTACGGCGGGCATTACTTGTTTCTTTCGCTTGCTAGAGACAATGCTTTCGTCATTTGGAAGCCGCTAGTTTATTGCAGGGCGGTCTAGGCGGCGCTAATTGCGTTTACACGCACGCCTTACCCTATCTTGTTTGCCCCTGGGCCCTGCGCCTTTTACGAGTGCCTGCACGGGGTATCTTAGACAGTTTCGTTCGAGTAGTCCCCGGGATCAGCACATTTTTTGCCTTGCGATTCCCGGTACTTTTTCGTCCGCCACAGCAGCAGCCCATCTCTTTTCTCCTGGTTGTAACAGTTGACCTGTTACCAAAAGTCACGGGGACAGTGTTCTGTCGTCATCCGGACTTTGTTAAGTAAAGCCGCTCCGCCGGGCTTCACCTTACAGCCGCAGCCCTTGCATCGTTTGTTCTTTTTATCGTACCAGTCACAGCCAGTGCAGTAAGTACCGTGTAGGAATTCAACTTCGGCATCCGTGCGAGTTGGACGCCCTGCGGCAATCCAGCGTGTTACGGCGTTCCAATAGTTCTGAAGCTGTGTTGGGAGCCCGGGAACCTCCGGAATGTCTCGGGAATTCAGGGAAACTCCGACCTGTGCCAAGGCCCCTTTGCAACGATCACACTCTTCAAAATTGGCGGGCTTCTTTGCCACCCCGCAGTATGCCTTGATTTTAAGCGACCCATCAGACTTAAGGTCATTGTTGAAAACACGGTAGGGACAAGGAAACCAAACTGGATCAAAAGTCCAGTCATCAGTTGCCCGCCGTTGATAGCCTTCGGGGCATCCAGGGGGCTCCGTAGCGGCGGGCTCATAACAAACCTCCCCGCCTTCCCCGTACCGGGGCGAACGGTACACTGGTTTTCTTGGCGGCCTGGAGCCGCACGGCCGCTGGCTCAACAAGACTTGCCGAAGCACACAAGTATCACAGGTCGACTCGTCCACTTCTTGACGGTACGTACAAGCAGTTCCATGCGCACATTTGTAGAATTCACGCTTTGACCCGTCCTGCTCTGTGTGGATAATTTTACGGCGTTTCTGGCATGTTAGTTGCATTACCACAACCCCAGAGGACATTGAAAATCAGAGTATTTTACATATTCATCAATTGGAACATGGCTGGGACAACCATGCGCAAAGCACAGCTTGCTCTCAGGGTCGAGGAATTTGCACTTAAAGCAATAATGCTCCAAGATTTCTTGTCTCTCGGGGGGCGTCCGGGTGTCGAGTTCAGTTACATCATAAATATCCCCGAGAGTTTCTTGTAGTTGGCAATCATTTGTATCCGGCACTTCTTGTAGCGAACAATTATCACAGATCATTCGACTCACGGGAGCACAATGATGAACACACAGATGATTTCCGCATGTGGAAAAATGAATCTTCCGGATTGTCTCGAAGATTGTTCGTTGATACTTGCAAACTTGCTCTTTCATTAGTCTATTACCTCCTTGGCCTCATACTCCATTCCTTGGTTTGGAGCATTGGGATCGCCCGGGGTGTCCTCACACTCACTAAATGCTGAATCTGGGTCAGCAATGGCCTTTATACGTCCTACCGAATAAGGTGCCGATTGAAGGCAGTAGTAGCCACAATTCGCATGGAGGGCTGCGATTTCGGCCACCTTCTGCTGCCGAAACATTTCAGCAGAAAACCTTGCGCCAAACGCATGGCAGAATGATGACAGCGTTGACATGCAAGGTACACCCCCGGACCCGCACCAGCAAGGGCCCCCTATACAACCACCCAGAATCTTACCCGATGTTACACTGGTTGGCGTTGCATATTGTACCGTTACTTCATAAATGCACCCGTCACCATACTGTGGTTCTCCACAAACGGTGCGCTTTTTCTTGCTACTCTGGTCGGAGCCTCCGGCCGGCGCATCTTTATCAAGTGCCTGCGTTGTTTGTTGTCTAGCTGTTTGCCTTGCAAGTTTCAGGGCTTGGAATGCTGGTTCTTCTTCTTCAATGTCCTCAAAGTCCGAGATTTCACAAAAGATTGTTGGAAAGGAATCATCACTGTCCGCTGGAAAGCGGTCCCCACTTGTAAGAACCACAAAGTTTGTATCTTGTGTTATGTCCCCGCCAGATAGGATATGATCCACAGGAGGTGTAACAGTAAAATCATAACCTGGCTCAGCCCACTGTGTCTCGCTCGGCAAGGGCCAGCGGTATTGCGACGGTTGGTCTGCGGGCCAGGCCCAGAAATACGGTTCGGATGTACCCGCTCGAATTGGGGTCCATGCTTGGAAGTGAATAGTATTGTTTTCGTTATTGAACTGGGCTTGTGTGATAATGCATTTGACTGGCGAGGACGAAAACTGCGGTAGGTCGAGGGTAATGCAATCAAATAAGTCTAAGTCCAGATGCTTGATTGTTGTATCAAACTCAACATATTTCCATGTGTGCGAACGTCGAATTAGCCAAAAGGTGGCAGACTTCAGGATGGTGTCATAGGTATTCTGGGTGTAGTAATCATAGCTCTCTTCCTGGACGCCATACTTAGGGACGTTATATTTGAGAATGATCGTTCGTTCAACATCGTCGTCATCCTCAATCCCGGCTTCACTATTTTGCCATTTGATGGCATGTTTGGTCACAACGTCTTCCGTCGGGGTATGGGTGACACGAAAAGTTTGCGAGTTAATATCCTGACCTGTAATGGTGCGAACAGACGTGGGTTCTTCGGATAGATACTTGATGTAGATTACATCATTTCGGATATAGATTGCGCACCTTGTTTGGTATGCAATATCCTGGATCAATGTGAGCACATTCATACGCTCTTTGATACTGAAATTAGTTGGGTAATTAAGCATCCGGGTGCGTACAAGATCAAAGGAAGCGGTGTCAATAGTCAAACTGGTATATGTACTGACAAGCCATTCGACAATGTCAACAGGGTTTGGGCCAATATCGGACGTAAGTGAAATGTAGAGATCATCCCCCCAATCCGAATCATAGAGGCTTAGTTTCTTATTCAGGCCAATTTCGGTAACGGTGTAGCCACCGTAGTTAGTTTCGTAGACCGTATAATAATCAGGTGGCACTTCCAACAGCAGTTGTCTCCCCGTTGGTTGCGTCTTGTAGGCAGCCACATGATTGATCGTTGCGGGGAGCAAACTCACGATGTAGAGAATCTCAGCTTCATTTTCCAAATATACTTCAGTCCCCGGCGGAATCCAGTAGAAGCTTGCGGTTGACATGTTGTCGAAAGCTGCTTGTGACGCCGACGGCCCACCCTCAAATGCCTGTCGGTACCGGGCGTCGGTATCACAATCGTCTTCGTAGTTGTCAACGTCAAAATACCACGCTGTTCCTGTTTCAGTTTGTGTCCAGCCAGCAGTCCACTGGGTTGGTACAAGACCAATTGATCGGTCAGGAATCGGCGCGCACGATACTTGGTCTGTTGTCTCATAGTCGGGGTGAACCCGCGACAAAACACGAAACTCCGTTCCGCTGAAGTAGCCCGTAAATAAAGCGCCTCCAATATTTAATGTGATTGTTTCACCTTGTGGAAACTCCTCACCGCCCCGAATGTTAAGATAAAGATGCTCATAGGAGAGTTGCTGTTCCAACAAGAATTCAAGATCACAAATTGTCTCGTAACGACCTTGAACACACTCTAAATCAGGACCAAAGGAAGCTTCTGTCGTTACAGCATAGCCCCCTTCCCCGTCGGACGTAATTAGAAGTCTGGCCAGTAGAAGTAGTGGCACATTGAATATAGCGAGCTTGGCAAATACGTCCGGGAATGGTAAAGTCATGCACCCCCTCCCCGTGAGTAATGATTCCTCTGAGAGGGGCCCGGACCTGAATAGCTTGCATGTTACAAACTTCACCAAAGACAAGGGGCCAAACTTTACCAAGAGCTTCTTCAGGGATACTCTCAAAATCCCCCTCTTCCATTGAAAAAGCAACTTCAGTGTCTTCTTGACGGGTGAGTACGTCAAATGTTAGCGTGCGTTCACCTTCACTCCAAACAATCGGGCTGCTAAGCTCCCCTTTGAAAAGCAGGAACTTATGAGCCACGGTTAATCCTTGGAAGCCTTGATAGACCCAGACAGGGCGTTTGTGAACATCATTTTCGTCAATAAGTGCCTTCAACTTTCCGTCAATATCGTCCAAGGTGATATTTATTTGCTGCGCGTCCCCAGCGCTGTCAATCTGAGTTGCCATATCAAAGCTGCCCACTTGAATGATAGTTGGGTACGGATAATCAATACCGGAAAGTTTCTGGTCTGAGTACAATATTCGTGGCCCATTAGCCACCCACTGCACTTCAATGATTAGAAGTGGTTCAGTTCCCTGGTTCTTTTGCAAATGCGATAGGACGCCCGCCGGTACTTCACGCATTAGTCAGCCTCCTCAAATTCCAGGGTAATATCCATTGTCTCCCCACCCGGAAAATTAACAGCCCGGCCACTGCCTACATGTTCAAACGGGTTGTTGATTAAGTAACCAATCCAGGTATCATTATTGTGGTCAAGCACCTGAACTTGTGAGCGGTAGTAGGCTTTAATGAAAGCTCGTAGCTCCATTGCCTTATGTCTCGCAATTGTAAAGTCCCACTGGAGTCTTTTTCGACCGCCTTTAGAATGGACGAAAGTATACCGCGTGCCGTCCATTGCTCTGACAACCTGTAATGTTGATGCCAACCCTACCGAGTCGCCCCAGTTGGGATTGGGTAACGCAACGGTAGCTTGTACTGACGGATGTGGAGCGCGTACGAAAAACATTATGCTGGCACCAATTCTTCATCTACCTCGTCGGTTAATCCAAGAATATCTTCCAATAGTCTTGGAAACAGTAACCAACGCTGCGTAAAATGGGTCCAAGTGATTTCGGTACTTAGGCCACGAGCTTTATCAAAGACATGTTCAAAACCGTCACTCATTATCATGTGTGAGCCAGAGGGGGTTGTTTCAACCAACACGCCTTCAAATTCAAAGGTAAGGGTAAAACTGCGTTTTCCATCTTGTACGGCCCGTTCATTTGGATTCGTGACAATGCCTGCCCATTGCCGTCCTTCCCAGTCAATGATGCCAATTTCTTCCCCTAAGTGAACCAGCATAAATTCCTGGGTCTCCTCTACTTCTGCCTTTGTCAAACCCGAGAAACTCAGTACCAATGTATTAACTTGAGGCCATGTTGGATCAGCAAATACGGACAGCTTGCCCCCACGGGTTTCTCTGTTGATCCGTGTAAAAGCTTGTCGTTCTCGGTTATCTAAGTTAGGGGCCCGAAGTTCAACAATATCAGTTGCTTCCCCTAAAGCTGGGTGAAGTAGCAAAAAACGCTCCCCGTCCGGCAGTCCTTGAATTAGGGGCGGTGTATTATTTGGGGGCGTTGGATTGCTGGAAACTGTACTTTCACCCACAAAGGGGGTGTAGGCTTTCTTGTCACAGGGGTCAGGAAGGTAGTATGTTAGTGAATGTTCGATGCCCGATGTTTGAATAATTGTGCGTGTCCAATCACCCTGTAAATCAATTAGTTGTTCAAGATTTAACTCCTGTGTCGCAAGACCTTTAGTTTTTCCGTAATCAAGACTTTGAACAAAATTGATGATCGTAGTAGGCGTTTGCTTGCGGTACGCGTCCTGAATAAGGCTTAAGGTAGAGGATGCCGCCACCTCATAAGGTCGCCCTGCATAGTCCAAAAGATTAAAAGTGTCTGTAAGCCTCTCAAACTTATCCTCAAAGGGCATACCATCGTGTAAATGAATTCGCGTCCAAAGGGTTCTGTACCGTGGCCCAATGTCAACTACGCTTTGACTCAGGGACATGGGGCTTGTTAACATGAAAAACAAACCCAGTTCAAACTCGAAACCGTCAGTAAGAGTCAAGCTCTCATGGAGTGAGATATGCTCCCCAACATTAAGATAGTTGGTCCAGTCCTCTAGGAACTCAATAGTGGATTCAAGCTCTGCTGTTTGAACTCGTGTCGCAGTTTGAATGAAACTTAGCGAATCACTTAAACCCTCCCTGAATTCCCCTGGTAAGGTTTCATTTAAGGATATTACTGTTTCAACACGTTCATGTCGCTCGGGAAGATGAACCGTATCCGAGATACCGAGACTATTTTCTACACTTTCTTCGTATGTTATGTAAGAAAGAGCTAGCACTTCCATATATTGCCGCGTGACGCGAAGTTCACCTTCACTTGAACCCATTACTTCGCCAAATTGTCTCGTTACTTTCAATGCCATTTTAGCCGACCTTTACCCCAGCTTGAAGATTGTCTATATCGCCACGAACCCAGTCTAAACTGGTCACAGGGTTGATAAGCATGAGGCGTGTAAAGGTAAGATAATCACTGGTCCCGACTGAAACACCGGCGTCCGCATCTTCGGTTGTAGCATGCTTGATGACTGTCTTTAGTATTTTTTCTTCTGTCCCTGTAATTTTTGCCTCACTATGAATCTGGACTCCTTTGATTTCACACATTGCCGGAGGGCTCTCATAATTATAAAGATCAAGATCATCTGTCACAGTGCTTTCTACGTACTCTGAGTCATCTTGTTTCAATTCGTCAACAGCTTCATAATGATTGGGACCGGGAGTTACATCCCAGTCTGAGGAGTCTCCTTCGGAAGACGGTATGAGTGTTGTGACAACTTGCCCAGGCCCGAGAAAATCGTTGCAAACTGCGCTAGTAGAGTCACACATCCAAAAATCATCTATACGTGGATTTTTATCCACATCGGGGTTGATGCTTTGAAAACGAATAGCTGCATAGTAATTATTGTTCGGGTCATCTTTAGTGTCTGCAACACCTTGGAGTTCAACTGCGTTGTTAACACGAAGTTCATACGTGCCAGCACTGTCATCGCAATAAACTTTGAGTTGAACAAAATACCATGTCCCCCACGAAATAACTCCGGCGTCAGTCGTTCCTAGCAGATTCCAACCACTGTACAAACTCAGGGAGCCGTCCGCGTTAATTTGTAATTGGACACCAACATAATAATTGTTGATAGTCTTAAATTGTAGAAACTTTCCAGCCTGGGCAATTGGTTGGCGCATTGAAAAACCAATAATCAATGTACGATCAGTTGTAAGATGGGGCGTTTGAAACCAATGCGATGTGTCGTAAGCAATTGCTATTGAGTACCCTCCTACCCTACCAGCACAAACCTTAAGTGCAATATCCCCGTCCTCAGCTAGTTTATAGCGCCCTGACATGATTCCTGTCGGCTCAGTTTGATAAGGGTACCCAACTCCATCGCCGTACCGATCAAAACCATCGAACCATAAGAGTGCCATTAGCCCACCTTTATCCCCATTTCAACACTGTTAACACCCGATTGAATCCAGGCAACTGCTGTATTTGGGTCATCAGCCATCAAACGAAGATCAGTAACATAGTCAGTGCTGTCAATTGTGTCGGCTGCACTATCGTATTTCACCCCGCCCGACTTTACCACTGTTTTCAAATCATAGGGGGTTCCGTCTGTTACACAAACATCCGTGCATAAACAAACGGCGGCGATTTCATTGTCAAGTTCTGCTATGTTTTCATATCCATAAATATCTTCATTGTCAGTTACAGTGTCTTCAACGTATTCACCGTCCCCCTCTGGATCAACTTCGTCAACAAGCGTGTAATGGTCCACAACAGCGCTAGGAGTCCAATCAATATCAGTTGTGTCAGCATTGGGAAAAATGGGGAGAATTCGTTGCTGCCCGATGAAATCATTCTGTTTTGTTCCGGTGCTGTCACAAATATAGTAATCATCAATCCAGGGTGTTTTGGTCGTATCAATATATGTGCCTCGAATGAAAACTTGATCGTGATATGGTTCATTAACTTGTGTGTCGATCCCGGTGTCTGAAAGAACAGTTTGACCATTTACACGAAGTTCATATGAACCGTTTACGCTATCACAAACAACCTTAAATTCCACATAATGCCATTTATTTGTACGGATTACAATTTCAGTTGTTGCTGCAATGACTACGTAATCCCGGTAGACACATAACACCCCTGAGTCATCAACACCTAAACCCATTCCATGTGAGCCGTCACTGTACATCCAGAAAAAGTAAGCGTCATTAGGAACCTGCACAAATTTTAGAGCAAAGCCAACGATCAGTGTATCATCAGTTGTAAGACTAGGAGTTTTGAACCAAGAAGTTATTTCAGCGGGGACAATACACCAGCCGCCAAATCGACCATTTTTAGTTCTCAAAGAATCAGCACCAACAGTATAACGGCGCCCTACCTCTAACCGTGCGTGCGCACCATCGGCATCCTCATAACCTTCAAAACCATCCATCCAGAGTAGAGCCATTGTAGTCACCTTTGAAAAAAGCCTTGGCGCAAGAACGCTCCCGCGCCGAGGCTCGTCGAGGGAGAGACTTAACCACTGACCGTGTAAGTAATCTTCAATGTGTCGCCGCTCTGAACCGAAACAGGCGAGCTAAACAAAGCCGTAGACCACAGAATACCAACGTCAGAAGTTTCTTGGTCCGTCGCAAAAATACCCTTCAAGGTGCCGCTGCCTGTAATATTGAAGTCCGCCGTGACTCCATTCGAGATCGCACGCCCGGCAGCGGCTCCGACAACCCAGTTTTTCCGGTCCCCGCTATAAGTAGTCCAGGCGGTCCAACCGGCATGGGATGCCAACGTATCACCGGGATCGTCGCCAGTGTACCCAGAACTGTTAATTAAACCAAAGTACCAAAGAGCGTGCTGGGTGTCGTTCCCGAAAGCTACATCCAAAAGGTCATTCATGCCCTGGTCAGTGATACCGTTTGGTACGCGGTAGATACCAATGAGCTTACCAACCCCGTCGCGGTGCTCAATGAAATAACGACCATGTACCGGAAGTTGGTTGTTCATCTCTTTTCTCCAATTGTAGTACGCAGGCTGTGTCTTACAAATACCAGTGCCGGGCGGCAAGCGAAAAGCCCGCTGGGTTCCGCGCAGCCCTTACTACACTGGCACTAATCATCTTAATAGAGTCTCGCCGTGTTCCTGCGAAGCTCCCTTCGCAATCCAGAAGCGATGTCCCGGATTGTTTGATTTGAACTGTCACCTCCTTGAACTGTCACGTTAATGTCCCCAACATTGGTGACGGAGCCGCCCTGATCCCTGTTCAACGGTTGTTGTCCAGCGTTGATTGCTTGAAGCTGCGGGAAAAAGTTCCGGGCTGAACGGGCGTTCACTACAAACTCCCCTGCTGACAACCATGCTGGAATCCTGTCCGTACCACGTCCACCGTCCTGGAAATAACGCCCTCCGTGAGCCGCCCCCACGCCCCCACCTGCGCACGCCCTGGCGGCCAGGGCACAGGCTTGGGCGGCGGCAACAGCGGCAGAGGCGGCGGTTTGCATCGCCTGCGCGGCAGCAATACCTGACACAGCGCACCCTTGAAGTTGAGCATTCCAGTTCATGGCGGCCTGGGTCACGGTGCCCGTAGCAGTCGCAGCATCGTTTAACGCTGTAAGTAAGCTTCCAACCCCCTCATTAGCAAGATTTATCGGTTCAATGATGCCTATAAAAACGTCGTTAATACCTTGGATAGACTCATGGGTTGAAGCAAGCGCCACTTGAATCGAAGTTAGCACTTCCAGCGGGGCGTTCATTGCTTCCGTAAGGCTCCCTACGGACCCGCTAACTTTGCCAAATTGCTCATCAACTGTTATTAGCTCCCCAACAAGTTGACGAGCCGCAAGAGCTTGGCGCGCCAATTCTTCGGTTGATATTTTACGTGGCTCCGGAGTCGGTTGCGCTGGCGTACCGGGGGTGCCCTTGGCGGACGTAGCCATCACTAGGGCTGCGTTGGCGTCCCTGGCCCCTTCAAGCTCGGTGCGCAGCTTGGAGGCTTGATCTGTTTCAGCAGCAAGCCCTTTCTCTACTTGAAGAGCGATTGCCGGCATACCTTCTTGAGCTTTCTTACTGTCTTTTAACTCTCCCTTCACTCCCCCGCCTGCTGCGGCAGTATCCTTCAAGGCGTCAGTAACATTATCAGCATTTTCTTTTACCTTGGTAAGTTCGTCTTTGGCAGCCGTGTATCCTTCAATATCAATTTTTGATCGCTCCTCCAAGGCAGCCATAGCAATTGTCAAGAACTGCACTGACTTTACAATATCCTTAAAAGCCAGCGAACCTTGTTTACCCATGTTTTTGGATAATACCCCCACCGCCTCTAACTGTCGGCCGTACTCCAAAGTTCCATTGATTGTCGCTTTTTGAGCTTGTGTCAAAGGTTTCTGTTCGAGCACTGCCTGCTTAACCATATCGGCGGCTGCTTTTAAGCGCAATCGCAGTGACTCAACGTCACCAGTCTCCTCCCTAACCACGTCGCTAAATACTTTAGCATGCCCGGAGGCGTCAAGTTGGGCATCACCAACTGCTGCGAGCCCTGCTATTAACTTATCCCGGAAACCGTCAAGCCAGGTACCATTTGGCGGGAGTTAGGCGCTCTAGGGCTTTGTTTATTTCGTTCATAGCATTTTCCGAAGCTTGCTTAGCTGTTTCGGTAAGCCCTTCGTACCCTTCGACTATCTCCTCAAAAACTTGATCCATTTGCCCCCCTTGTTTTCCAAGCACGTCCCCCAAGGGATTAAATTCGCCAAACTTCTTGACATACTCTTCAAGGAGGTATTCGTTCTGAATTACTAGCTTAACCGGGGCTTCAAATATTCGCGCCGACATTATTTGCTGGAAGTCCTGTAAAATCGTGCTCCAGTCAAAATTGGCTTTATTGAAAGCGTCTAAGACTCCTTCTTTAAGCTGTGCCATGCTTTCAGCCATCCCGAGTTTATCGTATATTTTGAAATCAAAAGCTAAATCAAGCTGGCTTTTAAGTTGAGGTAAAAGCTCAGCAATTCTTTTAGCATCCTCCGCAAGGGTCTTAGGAGTTTTAACCCCACCCTCTGAGGTGAGGGGGTCAGCAAGCGCTGCTAACTTCTTGGCAATCTCTTCGAGTTTGATACCTTCTTCTTCCAACTCGGCAACGTGATCCTTGTGTACCTCTGATTGAAGCTCTTTGCGTTTAAGCTGGAACGTCATTTCTCCTCGAATTCGATCAGCCCGAACATTCTCAAGTGCCCCTTCTGCTTTCGTTAACCAGCCATAATGACCCAGCTTTTCGGCCTGGGATACAGCTTCCTCAGCACGCTTTTCAGCTATGTGGGACAGCGCGCGAGCCGCCAGAACCGCTTCTTCATCACCCCCTGCGATAGCGTATGCACCTTGAGCCTTGGCCGCTGCCTTTGATGCGCGGGCCATTTTTGCCTGCGCGCGCTGAGCGTTGTTCATGTTCCGCAGGCGATTATCAAATGCCGCATCAGAAATAGCTTGCTGGGTGCGCGTAACTTCTTCCATTGAAGATTTGATAGCATCATCGGTGTCCAAAACAGCAGCTTTAACTGCCGCAATTGCATCTTGACGTTTCTTTAACAAGCTGTCAAGTGTATTATCGAGAGTACGTCCAACAGCCTTACTACTGACTTCAATCATATCGAAATCTTTTCGGTAGAGCTTTGTTGAGGCCGAGAAAAACTCGCCAGTAGCCTTACGACGTTCCTCAAATTCTTTACGAGTTGCCAGGATGCGTTGCTGACTTTCAGCCTCATGCGCTTTCGTTGTCGCTGTTTCTAGGCGCTTGTATTTTTCTGTTATTTCAGTCGCCTTATCTAATGAGTCCCGAAAAGTGTCAATAATTGCTATTGTTGCTAAGGCGGCTGCGACAGCAATCAATACTGGAACCATCGCTATTAAAGCAGCTTTAAGTGCAACAAGCGCAATCGCCGCACCTGCGTAGGTTGCTGCACCCCCCGAGGTAGCCAGTAGTATACCTGCTAAACCTGAAGCTACTCCAACAGTCGCCGCGCCAAGGTACCGCATGTTTTGTACAAGAGCATCTGTTGCCTTAACCATCGGAGTTGTATATTTGAGCAGGGTTTGCCCGACCTTAGTCATCGAGGTGTTAAGATTATTCCAAGCTTCAGTTGCTTGGCGCCCGGCTGAATCCCGCATCTTTTTGAGAGCTTCGTCAGTGATTCCTGTGGCATCCTCCATCCCCTGCAAAGCCTCTGTTAAGGCATTGGCTTCATTGGACGTAAGATTCAAAGCACCAACCATTGCTCGCACGCGACCCAGCAAGTCGGCAAATTCTTTGTCGTTTCCAGCCGTGGCGTCTTTCATCTTTAGTAAGACACCTTGAAGGCCGCCAAAACGTCGAATTGCTTCAGGACCAGTTTCTACCCCCCACTCTTCATAAAGTTCTTGTAGTTTTTCAGTGGGGCGCAACAATTTCTGCGAAACCTGAGTCAATTGAGTAATGGCCGTGTGTGCAGGCACACCCTTTTGAGTGAGAGCAGCAATTGCAGCCGCCATCTCCTCGTAACGAATGCCTAAGACTGCCGTCAAAGGTGAAACACGTCCAAGAACATCTCCAAATTCACTTAGACGCAAACGTCCTAATTCAATTGTCTTGAATAGTATATCCGACACTCGGCCTGTTTCAGACACGTCGAGATTGTAACTGTTCATCACAGACGACAAAGCATTGACGGCCGAGCGCAGTTCAGAGTTGGTGGCAATTGAAAGTTTAGCCGCCTCGTTAGCAAACTTGAACGAGTCGGCTGCTTCAACAACCTGATTTGATAAAGTTTGATAAGTACCCTCGGCAACGTCATTAGCCACCTCGCCCAAACTTCGAGATAGCTCCAACACCGAAGCGTTCATTTGACCCAGCGGTCCAAGGTGACCGCCGGCAATTGTGGAAGCTTCGGCAACTGCGGTCGAGAATTCAATCGCAGAACTCTGACACTCCGAAAAAGCGGTCAGAAGTGTACTAAGAGCGCGAACAATCAATTGAACTTGGACAACTCGGAGCAGGGTTGTCCAAGACATAGTAATTGATTTACCGGCCGCAGCGCCCTTAGCTCCGGTGTCGGCCAAGGCCTTGCCCGCCCCAGCGGCTGCTGTAGCCGTCTGGTTCGCCCCCCGCACGACTGCGGCAGCAGATGTGCCAGCAGCCTGGGCCGTTTGTGCCATTGCCTGCTTGGCTTGACCAAACGCGCTCGGAACCACCGTGGAAACTTGTTGAGCCGCCGTTTGCGTCTGAGTTGCCAAACCTCCCATTGAAACGGCAGCTTGCTTCGCTGACGCACCGAGTCCGGCAGGGGCTACGCCAACAGATGCCATGCCCCGCAAAGCAGCTTGCGCCGCGTTGGCCGACACAGTAAGTTGCTTAAGCGTCTGAATTGCCGGCATCGAGCTAGCAGGAAACTTCCGCAAACCACCAGATACACTTTGCAAGGTTTGCTTAAAGTTGTTAAGCTCACCGCGCAAGCGACCTAATTCTTGGATTGCCTTTGAGGCATCGAAGCCTAGATGTTGGGTAATTTCTGCCGGCATTAGGCCACCTTAACTCTCATTAGAAACTTGAACGGGTTTGGAAGTTTCGTGAGACGTGCAAAACTTTCAAACGCTCTTTGCCCCTTCTCCTGAAAATGGTAGGGCGTGGGATGTCGGAGTCCTGACCGTGAGAAAACATTGGGAGCTTGACCATAGACAACGCGATTATACTCGTTGTATGCTAAGTACCGAAGTGAACTACTATATCTAAAATGCCAACGACTACTCCCAGGTTCGAGTTCCAAACCACCGTCGCCGGTGGACAAGCCTAACGAGGTGCGATCCTTATAGCTTTTTTGAGGGCCGTAGGGAATAATCATCCCCAGGTCTCCCGCAAGCTTTTGGAAAGTTGCTCTTGATGCTTTAGACCATGTTGGGATAACAGCTAACACTGTCGCTTGAAGCCATTCACGCCCCGCCTGCTTTAACCAATCCTCCATGTATTCACTTAGACGCCGTTTATAGGCGGCTACATCTAGGTCCAAGGCGTGAAACGTATAGGTGAATTTCATCTAAGCCGTCTTCCACGGGGGCGTCGAGTTTTTGATGTTTTGCCGGCAGATTTGCCGCCACCCATCATGGCCTTCTGCTCCTCAAGCTCTTCATGTTGACGTGTTTGGTCATAAGCAATAATTCGTGCTTGCAACCATGTACTACATTCGTCCCAAGCTTCCCTTACTGCTGGGGGCCGGATTCCGAGTCGTTCACAGGCTCGCCAGACAGCGTATTCTCCGGTTCGGTTTGGGGGCCAGAGGATTTGTCTCGTGCCTCCGCCAGCCCAAGTAGAAAAACCTCGCGGGCTTCCTTCAGCTTAGCTTCATCCAGAGCATTAGCCTGCATAACACAAATGGTTACACGGTTGACTTCTACATCCGAAAGACCCGCCGCACGCAATTCATCCTCCCACCTCATCCATGTTTTGGGATTATCGTACTGCACCTGCTCCCACTCAATTTCACTGGGCAGCAGTGATTGAAGCACCATGTAAGCAAATCGCTGCTCGTTAAACTTTGTAACTTTTTGCCGGTAGGTTTCATCATTTGGGGTGGGAACCCAGCCGTCTTTTGTCAGCTTCCCCGGCGCTTTAGGCTCGGGTACAAGCTTTTCAAATTCGCCCATGTCTACTACGGCCTGAGCCTTAATTACGATGTTCCCGTCCAATCGAGGCAATACCAGAACTTCCTCATTCGGTCCTTTGACTTCTAAACCACCGATTCTCATGTTTTTCTCCCTCGGAAAAAGTAGAAAGAATTGGAGCAGGCGAACCCGCCCCGTCAAAATTCAAGGTTACGCACAGTCTACGTTAGTGGAGCGTAAAACAACCGCTTCACTGATGTTACAACGACCAGAAACAGAAATCGTGGCTTCGCCAAGATCGAATTCCAAGCTCTCGTAGCGGAAATCAGAGAACGTGATTTGTTCATCCTCCGTCGAGCCACATGGGACACAGTGGAGAATCATCAGGTCCACCGCGTATGGTTCACACAAGTCAGTTGCACTGGAAACCCACTCCACTGCCCCGCCGGAACCCTTAACAGCCTCAACCGGGGTGATGGATTCACTTGTACCCGTGGCTACGTGCTCATACACGAATTCAAGGGAAATTTCAAGTGGCTGTTCGTCACCTTCCCGCACAGTGTCCAAGTCACCTCGGTCCAGAAGATACTCATATTCCTTGGCTTCCGTCCAAGTTAAGTTACCTTCACCGATTGTGACTGTGATTCGCTGGGGCAGGAATGTGATTACATCATTCAGCGCGGGCGTGTTAACGCCCCACGCAGGCGAGAACTCGATGTTTGTCGTCGGGCCCTCATCCTCTGGCGTCCGCCCGGTAACCGTGTAGGTAGTAACATTGTTTACGGTATTCACAGTGAATCGAGCACCGACAGGAACCAGAGTGGTTACGTCGCTGTTCAAAACAGGTGAGGTGATATTAACATCTGTGTCAACTGCATTAGGGGTTTCCTCCCCAATTGCCGCTGCGCCGCTCAAACCATCCAGAAAGCGAATGGTCGTGTCTCTTAATTCTATGCGGGCCATAGTTTATCTCCTATATCGAAAGGTACATTTCAAACCGACCATCCACCACAGCCTGCCGGATTCGGTCTTCACGGCTTACTTGACCGAAGTGGATCAAACGCGCTGGCTCGCTAAAACCCTTCCGCTGGGTTAAACAGCCAACTAAAGTGCCATCATCGTCGAGTCCACCCCCAAACCGATATATCGGGATGTTTTCCATCATTGCAGCGAGGAACACGCCGCCCCAACGATTGATGTCGTATGCATCCTCTGTTGACATTTTCATGTAGTCAGTCAGAAGAACATTTATGTCAATATGAACACGCCAGTAGTTACGACTCACTTCACGCGCCGCTAGCCCACTAACCCGTAACTCTGCGTGTTCCTGCCGCATTGTATCGGGCTCACGTTCGTCCACGCCCTCTACGAAGAATGTAAGGCCAATAGTCTCAGCCACACCCTTAAAATAGACAGCGATGGACGCCATAGTCCAGCGGGCCAAGTTAATGTCCATTATTCTTGTCCTACTACATGTTCAACATTGACCCAGTTTTCAGTCTTCATGTGGAAGATTTGTTCTGGTCTTACACCTTTGACTTCCTTGCCAACAATTACCCAGCCTGTATGTTGCTCGAACTCACTGATGCTTTTAATGTCATAACGACGACCACTGTAAACCAACCAGTCATCGTCTACGACCTCATAAGCATTTGGTAAGTCACGCGCGTCGATAATAAACGTCCGTGTCCCTGCATCATAAGTTCCACCATAAACAAAAGTTTTGTTTGCTGAAATGCTGGAAATTGATTGCACAGCTTCCCGTTGAATTTTAGCCGGTAAAATGATGCACTTAGCCACAGGGACCATGGTGCGATCATACGTTTTTGCGCCGGTTTCATAATTTGTTTCTGTTTCGTTGAGCTTATACACGTCTACACGACCGCCGTACTGCCGCTTCAAGCTGTACAACGTCCGCCGGATAAAGCGATTCATGCCTCTATTAACGCCACTCAACATCTTTTATCCTTCAAGGGACTTCGGTGACTCGTCAACAGGCGGGCGGTAACAGTTAACAGGCGGGTCTATACTTCGGGTTGCCCACTTTAAGCACTCGGCATTTTGTGCCAGGGCTGTTATCGCTCGCTCAATAAGACTGGTCAGGGTTTCCCGCTGATAAGTTTCAAGTTTTTCAACCCTTGCAGAAAGCGTGTCTTCTCGTTTCCAGTCACGCCATATAAAAAATAGCACAACACCAGCGAGGGGGCCAAAATTGGCAACCAACTGTGTTAGTGTATCGGCATCCACGACTGCGAAGATTACTTCCATAACACGCTTTCAAAGGTTAGAGAAAGCCGGGCGGACGGCTGTCCGCCCGGTGGAACGACTTGGGTTTAGCCAAGCAGCAAGCACCCAAGGTTAGCGTCAAGCAGC